AACGTCGTGGGGGAATAGATGCTCGTCGTAGACATAGGGGCGTTCTTGGACGATTTTCGCGTAATGCTCGGCCCCCTTGCCCATCGACTGGTAATAGTCGATCAGTCTCACGGCACCTGTGCGAACCCTCTGCCAGAACCAGATGCTCGTGGCGTCAGCAAAACCCAGGTCCCAAGACGTCCCGACAGGTAGCTCGGGGTCCCAAGGCACCTCCCCAATACGCTTGTCGGCGCGTGCTCTGGAAATGTGGTCGCCATAGTACGATCCGACTAGCGGAGCGTTGAAATCGCACCAGTATTCCTGTTGGATCATCTCCTCGGCCATGCCCGAGGCGCGGTCCTCTTCGATGGCCGCCCTCTCCACCGCGTTTGTGTCGTCTACGGTGAGAACCTGGGCAAACCATTTTGGGTTTTCGCGCGCCATTTGAAGCATCCGCCAACCGTGGTTCCTGCCACGAGGCGTGAAAATGAACGCGCTCCACCCGCCATTCTCCGCAAGGATCGGACGGATGAGATCCCAGACGCTCGGGTTCATCAGCGACCATTCGGAGAAGATCACCCCCACCGGGTTCGCACCCACTAGGCGGTCAGGTTCGTCGGCGCCCACCACCTGATACTGGCTCCCGTTGGCAAACCAGACGGTCATCTCCTGGTCGAGTTTGCGGGGAATGAGTTGGTTCGGGACGCCAGCGCTGTGAAGCGGAAGGTGGTCAAGGAAGGCACGACCCGCACGGGTGCGCCCGTTCCAGATTGCGTTCCTGCCTTGTCGATACGTCGGGAATAGATGCCAATAGAGGCCCTTACGCAAAAACGCCTGCTTGACGAGCCAGTTCAGGGCAAACAGGTCCTTGCCAGCGCGGCGGTGCCATACGAAGACAGAGCGGCGCACGCCGTTCTCCAGCGCGTTCCACGCCTCGAGCTGGTACGGACGCGGAGCCCAATCGTAGGGAACCGTGATTTGCACAACCTACCGCACGAACATGCGCCACCAAGACGACTTCTGTGCAGACGTGCGTATCTCAGATGGTTGTAGGGGCGCGTGTGAAACTTCCCCCAGCACGTCCAGCGCATCGTAGTTGCGTAGAAGCGTCCGCAAGTTGAGCCCAGGACATTCCGTCTTGGCACCCTTGAGATCGCGGTGTCCAGCAATGCGAGCTGTGGGAAACTGGCTTCTCAGAAACCGCAACTCGGCGATGAGTGCAAGAATCTGCGCCTCGTTCCAGTCCTCGCCGATTGTGGTGTTGTCGCCCACCACGCAAACGCCCACACCCTTCTTGTTGTGCCCCTGGGCGTGCGCCGGCTGATTCTGGATTGGCCGACCATCCAGGCAGATCCCCGTGGCCTCGATGACGCGGTTGTATCCCACGTCCTGCCACCCCCGGTCACGGTGCCAGCGACGAATCTTGGCAAGCGTTGTGGCATCTCGGGGACTCGCGCTGTGATGCACACCTATAACGGTGATTTCTCGCACGAGTCCCCTTGAATTACCGGACCTGGGCTCCGATGACGAGCGTGACGACGCACGAACCGCCAGTAGAGGAGGGAGTGCCGTCGAACGCCAGCAGGATCGCATCACCAGCATCGAAATAACCGCCGGCCGCGTCCTTCGTCGTTGCCGTGGGGACCGCGCTGTCCACGTCGCCCGCTGCCGAACCCGACTGCGTGTGGGTAATGACACACCCCGTAATGGCCGTCGAGTTGACCTTCGCTGTGATAGCGAGATCGCCACCGCCGGTCGCGGCTTCCACGGCAGACATGATCTTGAGCAGACGCCCCTTGTAGGGCATCGGCACGTAACGATTGTCGGCGGCCGTCACGTCCACGATGGACACCGAGAGAAGCTGAAAATCGCCTCCACCTAAACTCATGGGTCATTCTCCTTTGCGAGGCCGCCCACGGCGACCATTAGCGTCAGAACTCGTCAACCTCAAGGACTAATTCCCCGGCCTGGTTCTTTTCCACCGGCTCGACCTCGATGGTTTTCTCCTCAACCACGGGTGGACCCTCCACCCGATACTCCTGAATGTTCACCGTAATCTGGCTGCCCTGGTCTTCCTGGGACACCCTCTGTGTCGCTGGACGACCAACCGCCTGGTGCAAAACCTCCCTAGCCGCCGATACCCGCGCCGAGGGCGAGGATTCCCGATCCGCCCCCACGTCCTCCAGCCACCTCAAGGCATCCGGCGAAATCTCCCGTGCCCGCTCCTGAATCTCGAGCAGGCCCTCATCCTCCATCTTCTCCGCAAGCGCCTGGTCATCGAGCGTGGCAATTACGCCCGAAAGACGCGAAAAATCAAGCTCGGGACCGGCGCCCTTGGCTCCTGAGAATTTCTGACTTCCCTTGTTCCCCATCGAACTCCTCCGGCGGGTCTGTGACCCCATGTGTCACAAGCGTCTTGCAACCTGGACAGGTCATGCAGGGCTCTAAGCGTACCGTGGCGCGTATCGCGTGGTCTGTCTCGGAGTGCCGTGGCTTGTAGGTGGATAGTTGGCCCTTGGCATCACGACCCCACCGAGCCGTCTGCCGATTGCGTAGACAGGCGGTATGCGTGAGCCGTGCCCTGAGCGGTGGGCACTCGTAAAGAAGGAGCCCCATCAGCCCAGAACCTACCAGTACCCACCCCCAATAGGAAACCCCCTGGACTTGCGCGACACACGCCCAGGGGGTTCCTAGCTGTCGTACCCTGAAGGAGTTTGACGAAGCATGACGAGGTGGGTGAGTACCTCGCCCGAGCGGACACCAGAATCGTCCATCCAAACCCAACCGTCAAGACCCAGATCCGATCTATAACGCCACCCAAAGGGGCGTATCAGTGGGAAACGCGCTCCTCCCACCCGTCATGCTCGCCAATCTGTTCAGCCGCGTCAGCCATGAAATCGAGCGGCTGGGTCACGTTCGACAGGTAGAACCAACCCGTATCGCCAGAATCGTGGTCCACCACCTCCATCACGAGGCAAAACGCCACCTGGGCGTGACCCTTGTGACGAGCGTTGAGCTGCTTCAACTCACTCGCCGCAGACTGCAAAACGTCCGTCACCTGATCCTTCAACGAACGACCATCAATCAGCGGTATGTCAGCCATCCACAGACCCCTTCTCCCGCTTCCTTTGACTCAACCAAGCACGATCCGACTCCGGTAAAGACACCTCCAAATCGTACTCCTCGAGCACAGCATACGCCGCCAAAGCCAACTCCTCCGCTTTCGCTAACAACCCCTCGGCCTCCCGAAGTTGCGACCGCAACAACTCCTCGCGACGTAACCCCTCCACAACAAATCCACCCATCATCCGTAACCCTCCTTGACCTTCAATCCACCCACGGCTAATCCTCAAGATGCTTGTGATACGCGGGGACGACGAGCGGACCAGTCGCCTGCCCTGAAGGAGGACACACCAAGACCAGGGACCCCCGGCGCGACTCTTCGGAGACGCTGTGAACCGCGCAGCCACACCGGCTGACTCCCGCAGCCTCTCGACCGGGGCATATAAGGCAAGCGACGACAGCCTTCGCGGTTCGCCCGCCGTCGCAAGCCAAAGCCGTATCACAAGCAAGCGGCCCGCCTACGACAAAAATGACACCAGCCCCCGCGGAGGGGAGTCCACCAGTTTGTCCACACAAACACCCTCGTACCACAATAACCCAATGGGTTGAAACCGGATAGAGCAGGCGTTCCACGGGGAACAGCCAAAATTGAACCGAAAATTTTTGTGGAGTCCCAGCGGAGCGTGCTGGTGTGGGGTGCATGGATTAAAGCAGTCGCGCGCCGTGGGTCCCTCGCGACGGGTCGGGGGTCCCAGCGTTTCAGCGTGGCCCCTCCCCCCCCCTGGCCTGTCGGAACCCCCACGAAACGACAGGGCGGGCCGGCCGATCCCGCCACCCCTGTCCCGTTCGCGCGTCCTGCGGCGCTCTCGGCGCTCCCGGCGCTCTCGGAGCCCTCGCATCGGCAACTGAACCCCCCGCTGTTCCCTCCTGGTACTGTGCGAGTCTTCGCTAGGCTGGTACGCTGCCACTCGTGGCGCGAGGTAGACGGGGCAGGGCTCGCACGGTCGAGGTGCTACTGCGCGTCTCCGAGGCGGATGCGGCGGACCTTCGGCGGTGTGCTGCGGCCTGGAGTTGTTCGCTACCGGATGCGTGCTGGATGGTGTTGCGGGAGCGGCTGGCGGCGTGGCGGCGGGTCGAGCCGCACCTCGGCGGGCTCGGCCTGGTGGCGGCGGCCAGCGCGGGGACGCTGGGGCTCGTGGTGGCTCGGCGGCAGCGGGGCC